GGTCATAACTGTCATGCACTATATCACCTTCCCAAATCTCCTTTCCCTCACTATCTTTCAACCCTGTGAACTGGCAGACAGTAGAAGGGTCAACCTGATAAGTGAGATTTCTGTTTAACTTGCTTTTTTTCTGACGATTCTCAATGATGTATGTATTACCATTCTCCTCGTAGAAATATCCGCAAACCCATCCTTTTCCGTCAAGACGTTTAGCCTTGAACTTGATATTTCCTGCTTTCATAAGCTACTTCTTTTTCCAATATTTACCAATTAAATAACCGATAACTCCACCCATAAAAGCTATATATAGAAAAGCTAGGGTAAGTATAACATAAAATCCAAACATAACTATTTAACTTTAACGTTATACATTCCATCAATGACCTCCACCTCATAACAATCGGGACAATAGTGTTTGCCATCTATCATTTCCCAATCAGAGTAGTCACCAATATCAACTTCTTTGTTACTGAATAGTGCAGAGCAAGTGTCTGTACCGCCAAATACTTCTCCGCATCTATCGCAAACAATCTTATACATTGTAATCGGTCTATACATAACTATTCTTCTTTAAGTTCTACTGGCTCATCGTTCCAAGATAATTCTCTTCCAATGAGTTTCTTGATACTGCCATGAGGAAGTTCAATCATATCTCTATAACATTGAGGCTGATTTTCTTCTGCGCCCCAATACTCTTTTTTTCTTTCTGGTTTCAGATAATAAATATTCTCTGTACCATCTTTATCAACTCCTAACCATGCCATAACTATTCATCTTTTACGCCAAATGGAGTTCCATCGGCAAATACATAATCTTCAAATACTTTCTTATAGCTAAAAGGAGTTTCATTAAATCCAATTACTACTTGACTTGCAATACCTTTAAGCATGTAATACCCACTTTCTGTATCTTTCAACTTCACCCACCCAATCGACTGATGCTTTTGCATTTCATTCCAGCACTCTTCTGCATCCTTGAAAGGTCTGTAGGTTGGCTCTGGCTTGATACGGTATTCTGTATTTTTCCAAAACTCAATCTCTTTCATTTCCGTCCAATCATTCGGAACATCTGTACCTTTTACGGCACTTGGTTTTGTTCTACACTCAATCACCCTTCCTTCTGCAAAAGCTTGCATAATAGGATAAAATTCTTTAGCTTGATTTCTGTCCATACTTAACTATAAATTTATATATTATTTTAGAGTAGTCTAAATTAGAACATATTTAAAACACATTAACATTGTTATTGTTTATATAATCATATAAATGATTACCTTTGCACTCGGATTCTAGGACATCATAGTCCCCCATCGGCGACACTACACGCCGTTCTTCCTCTGTTCAAGGAGATTACAAAGCCCCTTAGTTGCCGCTTAGGGGCTTTTTTCTTATACTGCTTTGTAGTGGGCAGTATTCCCCCAGATAGAGAAGTCTGGATAAACGATGGAGGGACTTTTGATGGAAAAGAATCCAAATGACAACAAGGTTCGTGTTTTCTGCAAGTACATCATTAGGAACGGAAAGCGCATCTATCCCAAAAATGGGACTTGCTTTTCTTTCTTAGTATAAGCAGAATGAATCTTTTTCGGGGTAGCGGCAACTACCCCCTTTTTACTTTGGTTCATACAACTCACAAGACTTGCGATTTATTCCTCCAACTTTTCAATAGGTTTCCAATGAGTGATAGAAGCCATTCTTCCTTTCCATAAGATAATGAAGCCATTACTATCTTTTGTGACAGTTGCGCATTCCACTCTTCTGTTTTTGAAAACATTATCAGGAGCCATCTTGCTTGTTACAAAGACTTCTTCTCCATAAGGTGGCAACCCATCCTCAACAGATACCCAGTCTGGCTTGTTGAGTTCCTTCAAAGCTTCTTCTAAGTTAGAGATAACGCTATGTTGGTTAGCATACCTACTCCAAATGATAGCTTGTTCTATCAGCTCTTCAACTTTCTTCTTATCCATAGTTGTCACAAATTAAAATATTCACGTATCTGCTCACCTGTCATGCGATATACCTCAGATATTCGGCAGTCTCTAATTGGGCTATCCCATACACCTATATGTTCATCTTTACAACTACCATCAGCAACACGCTCTACGGCTTCTTCTTGTCCAGTTGCAAAGTCAACGCTTAAAAGATGCTTTTCTTCATCACTAAGTCCTTTTTCATCCAAAGCTATATTCAGAGCAATTTGCAGCTCGTCATGAGCCTTGTCTGAATAACCAATAGCCTTATCTAGATGAAGTTTGATTGATTTCTCTTTCTTATCCATACTTCCATATTCTTTTCGTTTTTACCCTCTCCCTGTCGCCAAGGAGATGGTGGTTAGTTACTAAAGCTCATCAAACTCTTTTTGCAATCTCTGTTTTGTTTCATTCAGAAGCTGCTTGAATTTAGTCTCAAATCCTCGATTATTTTTGAGTCTTCAGATAAAAATCTTACCCAATCACCAACTATATATTTATATGCCATATCTATACATTAATTTCCAAGTTCTTTCTAGCCCAACCTTCAGCCTTTGGCTTAGTCTTGAACTTTTTATCTACTTCATGCCAAACTCCATAAGGAGCAGTCTTATACTCGATGAGAAAAAGACCTTTCTCTATCTTTACGATTCTGTACTCATATACTTTCATACGCTTTACTTTTTAAGTTTATTGAACTTATCCTTGTAAGGGCAATCATCGGCTAGAGACTCTATATTGTAGCTTTCCCCTTTCAGCTTACAAGATATACAATCACCATATCCGAAGTTCCATACAATAAAGTGTGGGCATTGGATTTCCTTACATATTTTTTTCTATCTCATTCATACGCTTTACTCCTTAACCTCTTTAAAAATTACATTCTTTTTGTCTGAACGATATTTAGGAAGACACTTCAATCCAAGTGGAGCTGCGGCACAATAGCCAACCACTCCTTTAAAGAAGCATCCTTCACAAGTGTCATGTTCAACTGCTTCAAGAGTGATAGTTACTCTTTCTCCAACTTTAAGCTCTTTCATTGCTCACCTCCTTCCTTTGGAAATAAATCATCAATATAGAGCCATTGTTGAGTGTTGCCATCAATAGGATTATGAGAAGTGGATTTTCGCCAATGAGAAGGAAACTCTATTCTGCCATCAGGATAATAATTCTCCATAATGATAACTCTTTCTATTTCAGGAACTTCACTAGCAGGATGCCACAAGTTCTTCAAGAACTCATTGATAGCCCAGCGAGCACCATCCTTGAAATCTTCAATACTTCTAAGCTGAAAATATGCAGTTTCGTTGAGATGCTTGCTAAGTGCTTGTGCCCTTGCAGCAATATCAATTTCTTTATCGTATATCATAATCTACCCTTTCTTTTTCTAAGTTGATTCTTTCTACGCATTCTTCTTTGCGTCTTACCATCTTGTATATCATCACACTTGAAGTGTGGTTGACAATACCAAGGTATGCAATTCGTTAAATCATCATTACCCATAATTAGCCCTCCACGTTATTTGTAGTTCCAAGCAAGTGCTCATTGCCCTCGTATGGAATACAGTCTCCCCAGACACCACTAATACACTCATAACCACCAAATGCACCCATTTGACTATAAAAATTCGCTTTCCATTCTGATGTTTCATCGTCTCTGACAAGCACCTTATCAAATGGTTTCAGCTCAACCTTTGGCTTCAAGCAAACAACTTCTTTCTTCTCGGCATCCCAAGCCTTGCCTTCCTTTTCTAAAGCGTCAAAGAGCTGCTGCTTCTCTTCTTCTTTTGCAAACCTACACTCGTCTGGTGAAACATTTGGATTATCGTTAAACAATAATCTAGATGTTTCTCTTTACGAAACATAAGGAAAAAGGGTATGCTTACAAATCTTTCGGCATATTGCTACTGATTTTCCATATACCACTATATCCCCATCCTTGAACTCTGGCTGAGCCTTCTCAACTTCAAGTGTCTCACGATTGAGTTTTCCGCCCAATCGCTCCTCGATGGTGCTGATGTAGGTCTGAGCAGCATCTTTACCTGCTTTTTGGAAATCAGAAGTTAGCAATCGTTCATTTTTATAGAAATGTTCTGTATCATTATTCTCTTTCCAAAGATAATATTTCCCTACGAAAGAGCAATATGTATCATCGGCAAATCTTTCAAATATAATATATACATCCCCATCTTTATTAACCAACACATCTCCCTTCTTCCAATTAAACTTGCGCCAATCACGCATTTCTTTTGAAGGAAGGAGAATCTGTAAGCCATCAGTGCATCCTCTTACTGTACCAAATTCGGAATAGCCACGATGGCAAGTAGTATTATTATCAGTCTCATTTGTACACCAAGCTACTGTTTCTTTATCAGTAGTACTGATGGTATCTAACTCTACATCTATATTATATAATAAGTCATATAACTTAGTTCCTTGCGGCTTATCCTTTAGGATTTCCGCTACATTAATCTTTTCTTCCATATTACTTTACTCTTTTGAATTGAACATTCTTTCCGTCTTTTCGCTCGATACGAGCACACTTGATTCGCTCACAAGCATCCGCATTAATATTGCTTGCAATCTCGTAGAAAAAACAATTATCACAGTCTTCGTGTTCAACTACCTTTAACACGACTTCTGCTCCAATAGGTAAATCTTCCATACGCTTAATTTCTCATTATGTGACACTTAACAACCTTGTGAACCATGTTTGGTTGCGACTTGTTAAAACTCTCTATAAACTCTCTTTCCATTTTCTCAGGAAAGATGGGCTTTGTCGGCTTGGGGATGGTGAGAATGGCTTGAATCCTTGCCCCCCCCACTCAGCGTAAGCAGACATCTGCGAGTTATCATTTTACCAAACATCATAACCTTACCCTTTCATATAGTTGATTACGTGCTCCTGGGCTTGCTCATGCAAGTTGTCAAAAGCGTCTTCTATAACTTTAGCTGTCTGGTCGCCATTAAGGTTCTCCAGCATTTCGCCAACTACCTCTACCATCTTGTCTATAGGTAAGGAACAGAACTTATCAACTAAGAAGTTCTTCTGCTCGTTGATGGTCATATCATCGAACAAGTCCGATAAATCTACTTCAACTTTATAATCTGCCATAATCTTAATCGAAAATATGATGGTTCAACTTTCTCTTTCTGAGGTTTCTCTTAATCACTTCCATATCCTTATGGTCGTTAGTGTGGTCCGCAAGAAGCTTGATGATGTCGTAGATGTCATTTGCGTTATCCTCCAGGTTAGCGCAAATGTTCTCGTCATCGAAGAAACTCTTAGTGAAGGGCTTCAAGTGGAAATAGTACTTCTTGGCTGCATCCTGCATTTGATTGTAGTGCATCTTCTGCTCGCTCTTGTATTGAACATCAAGTAATTTGAGCATAGACTGCTCATCCCTTATGAGTTGGTCCAATACATCAGACACCATTGCTATCAAGCATCCGTTAACCTGCAGGCGTTGAATAAATCTTTCCTGCTTCTCATCTGATGTTATTCCCTTCTGAGAGAGGACAACCTTCAAATCGTTTGCTGTAACTTTCTCTTTTCCCATTGTCTTGCTTTTATTTGTTAAACCATAAACCGGAATATCTCCATTCCCAGTGAAGGCAAGTGTCATTAGGCTTCTTGCCTTCACTATAGCATATTTCGGAAGCTATACAATTACTACATATATGCTTCATAATCATGGAAGTTTAGATACCAAATAATCTATCTCCTTATCCGTAAGCTCCAAATCGTTCTTACGCTTAAACTTGATGATGGCATCTACTCCGACCTCGCCTTTAACCAACTGGTAGATGGCATCCTCATCAAATCCCTTGTCTAGAATCTTGATAAACTCCATTCCCAAATCATGGATTTTCTGCTGAAACTCCTTTTTGAGGTCTGCGTTGATTCGCTCTAAAGCTTCTGCTTTCTGATAGAATCCGCATCCGCCCTCAATGGCGAAGTCGTTATTGATGTTCTGACACATCTGGTCAATGTCCTTGCTTCCGAAGAACTGAGCGAAATAGGTATCGCCCTTCAAGGACTGTAGAATATCGATTTCTTCTTGCTTTGTCATAACTAATCCTCCTTATCTAACTTATCGTACTCCTTACGTAGCTCTGCAATTTTATTTGCAAAGAATAACATTGTCTCTTTCAAAAGCGAAAGCATGTCTTTATGATTGAGGATGTCGCCAACTGCTGTATAGTACTTAAGGTTTTCGTTTGTTTCCAGAAGATCAAAGCTGCCGAAGCTTGCTACATTGGTGTTAAATGACTCTTCCTGGAAGTTACCTACCTTTGCTTGGTAGCGAATCACCATCATGTCTCTTCCTACTCCTTTCAAATTCAAATAAGCGATAAGTGACTTGTAGCCTACGTCAATACCCTCTACCTCCCAATCAGGACAAACAGAAATAATGTCTCTGATTTTCTTTGTGGCTGACTCGAACGCATTCTTAATGTTCTTTCTAACCTCTTCCTTCTTTGTCTCGACTGAATTATTCATAATTTTTATATTTTTAATTGGTTCAACTTGCAAGGTAGCTCCTGTTTATTCAAAACTACTACCTTTTATCTATATGCAAAGGTACGAAAATTTTCTGATATATGCAAACTTACCAATGATTATTTTAGTTAAAAATACTAAAACCATTAAATATATGCGAATATATCCGTAATTTTGCCAAATCAAAACTTCGAAGATTATGATAGATTTTAATGAACTTTTTAAAAGAAATGACGTTGGCAGCATCATAGGAGAGCTGAAACAACGCGTGTTGGATATTCCACTTTGGAGTACCCTGTTGTCTGAGTATGAGCCTATGCTCCATGAAATCGTAGAAGACCACGTTGGCAGACAGGACAGAACGCTTGATGACGGAATTGTAGAAAAGGCAGCTAGATTGCCTATCGGATTGGAGAAGCTTCTTACACGAAGAATCTCTGAGTTCACAATGGCTATACCGGTCAAGCGTGTATATACGTATGATCAGGCTGACGAGGAACTGAAGACGATTGTGCGTGCAATCGAGAAAATCTACACCTGTGCACACATTGATGCCGTGAACATGCACAGAGCAAAGTGCTATTACGCCTCTTGCCAGATGTTCACACTTTGGTACACGCAGAAGAAGCCTAACAAGCTCTACGGCTTCGACAGTCAGTACAAACTGAAATGTAAGACATTCTCTCCAATGGACGGAGTTGACATCTATCCTTACTTTGATGAGTATGACGACTTGCTTGCTCTGTCATTCGAGTATAAGCGTAAGGTTACTGACACAGAGCACACCTTCTTCGAGACCTATACCGCAGACCATCATTACAAGTGGGACCTGTCTTCAGACGATGAAGAGTCCGGATGGAATTTAGTGGATGAAAATGAGATTTCTATCGACAAGATTCCAGCCGTTTTCTGGTACCGGCACAAGCCATGCTGGGAAGGATTGAAACCTATCCGTGAGAATATCGAGTACACCATTTCCCGAAACAGCGATGTTGTGGCATACAATTCCGCTCCTGTCTTGAAGATAGCCGGTGCCATCGTTGGAATGGATCGAAAGGGAGAGAGCAAGAGGGTATATAGAGTCAGCGAAGACGGCGATGTTAGCTACGTGTCTTGGCAGCAGGCTATCGAGGCTCTTAAGTATCACGTTGACACTCTCGTCAAGCTTTTCTTCATGCAGTCTCAGATGCCGGACATCAGTTTCGAGAATATGAAGAGCCTTGGCAATATCGGCTACGATTCGAGAAAGACACTCCTCATGGATGCCCATCTTAAGATAGGAGAGGAGACTGGTGCCTGGATTGAAGGATTCGAGAGAGAAACCAACGTCATAAAGGCGTTCCTTTCCAAGATGAACACGAAGTGGGCAGCTAGAATGGATGAGATTACTGTAGAGCACATTATCACTCCATTCATCCAGGAGGATGAGAATACTCAGATTGACAAATGGCTTAAGGCTAACGGCAACAAGCCTCTCGTCAGCCAGAAGGAATCTATTCAGCGTGCCGGTCTTTCCGATGATCCTGACAAGACTTTCAACGAGATTCAAGGAGAAGAGGAAGTAGAGGCCACAAGAACAGCAGCTTCTATGCCTAACTTATTCTCGGAGGAATAGCTATGAGAAAGAAGAAGAAAGAAGAGGAACGGCACTTCTGCCGTGAATGTGCTCATGCTACTGACTTCCATAGTATGAGCCTTAAAGGTCAGCCTATCCTAGCCAAATGCCCATATCAAGAATGGAGCGTTCTTCTCAACTGGGATTGCTGCAAACGCTTTAAAATGAAATTGTATGAAAAAGCCAAAACTGCCTAATCAGAAAAAGGCATATAAAGACCTTGGCAAGAGACTGAACGCTTATACCCGGAAAATCATTTCCATCTATGAGACTCTTGCCAAGGAGTCCGCTAAAATCGCCACCTCCACCGACTTCGATGGGGATGGCGAGTTCTCTTTTGATGATTACCCTAGAACAGAAAAGAAGGTGAACGCCTTACTGGATTACTATTCAAACAATATGCAGGCATTGGTCTATAATGGCATATCGGACGAATGGAAGAACAGTAACACCCTGCAGGACCTACTTGCCAAAAGGGTAATCGGCACCTTTACCAGGAAGATAGCGGACGCAAAGCAGAAAGCTTACTTTGAGCACAACAACGCGGCAAAGAAGGCTTTTATGGAGAGAAAGATTAAAGGTCTCGGTCTTTCAGAAAGAATATGGAACCAGAGAGCTGATGTAAAGGAGGCTCTGGAGAAATCTCTGTCTGTCGGCATAGAGAAGGGTATGAGTGCTGTTAAACTCAGTAAGAAGGTCAGCAAGTACCTTAATGATTATCCATCACTTGCCAAAGATTATAAGAAGAAATACGGCAAAGCCATAACCATTCAGAACTGCGAGTACAGAAGCGTGCGTCTGGCACGTAACGAGATAAACATGGCCTACCGTTCTGCCGAGCAGGAAAGATGGGCTAGGATGGACTATATTAAAGGCAAGGAGATAAAGACAACCAACAATCCTAGCCATAAGCACGATATGTGTGATTTGCTTGCAGGTGTCTATCCGAAGGATTTCTATTGGACCGGGTGGCACGTAAATTGCATGTGCTATGCTGTGCCTGTCATTATGAGCGAGGAGGAGTATTGGAGCTTGCAAAAACCGAAGGTGGAAGTTCCGGATAATTTTAATGATTGGATAAATGAAAACAAAGATAAATTCAAAGAAAGTACCACGATTCCCAATAGCATTTCCCAAAATGAGAAGTACGTGGATATCCGAGAAGTTCTTAAGACGGAACGAAGAAAACAATACGAAGAGCTAAGAAGAGATAAGAACTACAAAGATGTAGCCATTAATAAGGCTGGCGGTCTAAAGGCTACCCATATAGGTCATTGCACACACGATGAAAAGGTAAAACCATTCTTCGACCACACGATGAGTAGTGATGACTTAGAAAATGAACTTATGGCTAAGGCATACAAAGCTGGCCATAGCGTGATTTTTCGAAATGAATCCGAAATAAAGGATGGTAAAACTCTTCCTTCTCTTGATATGGTATTTGATGGAAAAATAATGGATATTCGTTCCGTTACTTCTGATTGTAAATCTTATCGAAATCAGTTGAAAGAGAAAAATGAACAGCTCAATAGATTTTGCGGACGTGAAGATATTACAGAGAATCATCAAACCGTCTGCTTATATTTTCATGATGATAAATTATTCTCGGAAGAAAAAGTTATTAAAGGTTATGAAGGAATGAAGAATATGCTGAAAAAATCTCATTCAGAGCCAAGATTGAAAGATTTAGTGTGCATCATAAACAAAGGAAACTCTATAGAGGTGAAAGAGTACAACTTTTAAAACAAAGGAGCATCGAATGCGTCCAAGGTTACGCCGCGCCATATAGGCACCCACGACCTAACCCGATATTGGGTTTAAACTTTAGGACAGCTATTCGATGCTTTTTATCTTTCTCCTTTACCGATGCAAAGGTAATATTTTATTTTGGAAAATCCAAATCTTTTTCGAATTTTAATTGGTTCAAGCCCTCGCTGGTGCATTTAATGTCTTGTAAGCCTCGAAAGCCAATGTGCTCACGTGCTCACTGATGGTGGTGGAGATTGTCATAATGTCTCCCATAAGGAGCATCGTCTCTCCCTTTCCGACCTCTGTAATGAGACTCAAAAGGCAGTTGATTTCATCCTTAAGCGTCTCGGCTTTCTTCATCAGCGGTGTTGGTGGCTCAACCTTGACCTCTTTCTTCTTCTCGCCAGATTGAGAAGCAATACACTTCTCAACAGCCTTCGGCACTCTCGGCTTCGGCAGGTTGCAGATGATGTTCTTCTCCTTCAATGCGAGAAGCCAGCGTCTGCCTCGTTCCGTCCAAAGAGGTCTTCTTACGTACTTGCCCTTGATGATGTGTGTAGTCACCTCAGTTAGCTGATAGGTGGAGTAGGGACTTGCCAGCATCCACTCATAACCCTGGTTGAACGCAAGGCCAACCTCCTTCAGCTCTTCGTACAGCTTCTGTGCGCTGCTCATGCCCAACTCCTTCGCCATCTGCGTAGTGGAATAGACACCCTTTGTCATGTCGCACTTCTGCACTTTCTTGAAGCATTCATCTATTCTCTCCAGGAGATCACCGATGATTTCCTTCTGTCTTGTTAACCACTCCTGGTCCTTTTTGACTTCGACCAGCATTTCCTTTGCGAACTCTTTCAAGCTCATGTCTGCGTTTGTTGCCATAGTCTTTTAATATGCAACCTTCAAGCTCATTTAATAAAGAAGGGCAGCCGCTCGTTACGCCCTGAAAAGACTCCTTGGGAGACCAGCGTCCCGGTCTTGATTCCCTCGGCAGGTAGTAACTCACAGTTGCCCTATTTAGTAGGCTCTTAGACAAAATTACTACCTTTATCCTATATGCAAAGGTACGAAAATTTTGTCAGATTACCAAATCTTTTAACCTAAATTACGAATTTAATTTATTGGAAATCAGAGAGTTAGATTTGAGGTAAGCGATAAACTCATCAAGCATTCTTGACGTGCGCTCTCTAATATCCGTTTCTGTAAAATCTGTCAACGTCTGTGACAGCATTCGTAATTCGTGTATCTTAGTTCCAATCCTCTCGCCTGTGGATTTGAACTCACCATTATAATACTTAATCTTGTCAGCAAATCTGTAATCGGATGCCCGAATATTAACTCTTCGCTCCAATACCGATTTGTTTCCCAACATTTCAAGAACCTCGTCACTCGACAATCCACCTTCCTTGACTTGTCTGTTCCTTGGGAAGATGTGTTCAATATCATATGTTGCGTCAAGAGGAAGCAATTCCTGGCTATCGAAAGAGAATGCCCACCACACAATCATCGACTTCGTAATCGCACGAGTGTTTGAAAAACTGAAGTTGGTGAATTGCGAACGGAACAATTCCTCTTGGAATAGATAGTTCTCGAAAGCAATCTCTTTGTTCTCTATGATATTCACCATCTCATTGAATACTGGTGCTCGCAAGGCTGTTATTCCTGGGTTACTGATAGCGTATGCCCAGATAAAGCCTATCAAACGATTCAAGAACAGATAGAACTTCTCGTTGTCTAGCATATTCTCAGCATTCTTATAATGCATGAAATATACCGATACGATATAAGTCCATAAACTGTTAGGCGCATAATTCAATATAAACAAGCGCTTTAGTACATCCACGGAAAAACGGTCTTCATTCTGAGAATATACATCTTTCCAGAAGTCGGCTAGCAAGACAAGATTCTCTAAAGTCTGCTCTCGTCGAAGTAGGACATATCCATCTTTCTCATAGAACTTACGAAGTCCTTCTGTCATAGAACTACGATTAGTCAGCAATGCCCTCTCGTAGTACATATAGCGTGTAAACAACTCGTCCAAAGGTGTTCCACGATATGGGTGGAATATTTTGGTAACGAGTTCGTCAAGCTCTTTCCATGTAGTGATAAACTCTTCCTTCTTTCCGATGGATGAGTAGAACTTATAGAGCTGTGCCTTGAAGATGTCTGAGTCAGACAATGGCTTACCTCTATCATTAAGCGTCGAGAATATCCTAAGAGCTGTATCTTGCGATTCTGCCTCTATTGGAAGTAGCACACAGTTATTGAGTATGCGAGCTGGATATAATGCAAAGAAAGAAGGATATTCTTCAATGAATTTTCCTATCTTGTCTTGAAAGTATCTGAAGTTGGTCGCATACCGACTTTTTCCTTCTGATGTTCCTTTCCGGAGTATATCCATAAACTCTTCCTTGTCGTTATCAGTTGCAACCTCAGAATTTATCTTCAAGTCGTTTGGATCATACTCTCCGAACTCGTTTGCTCTCCAAATGCACTTTTCTATATCCTCTCGCATCTTGATTGAACGATTGTCTTTCATGTGCTCCAGGCGATTGTAGAAAGCTCGCAATAAGAGAAGCAAGGTCGTAAGACGCTGCTGACCGTCAATGATTTCAAGTTTCCCTTCGTCATTACGGAATGTTACTATAGGACCGAGAAAGTAACTCTCTGAAGAATCGAAGCTGTCGCAGTTGTTATTCGGGAATGAAAAGGAAAATAAGTCTTCCCATAAGACCTTACATTCGTCTTCTCCCCAAGCATACGGACGCTGATAATCAGGAATCAAGAACGTAGCTTTTTTATCTTGAAAAAGATACTTTACGTTCTTTTGATCTACTATAAGCTTTGATGACATAGCAATTACATTCTACTTTTCATCAAACTCACCTTTCTCATCAAGATAGCGTACAGCTGCTTTCACGATAAACGAGAATCCTCTGAGTACAAAAGAACCTACCAGGCAAAGCAATGAGTCAATAACGTAGCCAAATGCCTGTACGCTACTAATACTTGAACTTTCATATCCATAACCGCCAGAAGTATTCAATGCGTTTATCCAAGTTATAATTGAACCTATTATGGCTATAAATGAAACAACAGCTAAAATGTTCGAGATAGTTAAAAGATGGTTTCCTACCTGTGGAACAAATTTTCTATTTCCCATATGATGCGCCCGTCATGCCGGTAGCTAAGCTTTAGTTAATAATCCGTCTATCAGATTAATAACGCATCATATGGTACTTTATTGTGTTGAACCAAAAAAATCAGATTATTTTTTTGAGTGACTTTTCTCGCCCTGCATTCAGCTGGCGGTACTCATTGAAATCTTTGTAGTGCTCGACCTTACCGTAAAGCTTCGGGTGGTCCATCATCTTATCAATCATTTCATTGGAGAACTCGTGATATCCGAACTCATGGTCTCCCTGGACGGAACCCATTCCCTGGCTTCTCGACGGCTTGTAATTATAGGTAAAATTGATGCCTCCCTCATAGGAGTATCTAGCAAGGCTATACGACAGGAACTTACCGTCCTTTCTTAAGATGTACCCATACGTCTGTGTCAAGCTAATGACGCGATATCCCAGCTTCTTGATTTCCTCCAGATTGTCTTTCATACGCATCATGCTAATGTCCTCTGAAAAGCGCACATTTCTTACATTGAACTCGCTGTGTGAATTGATGTGCAAATTGAGCATGTCGATATCCCAATCATCCGGGTATATGAATTTTACCAATCTCTGCAGCCCTCTCTTATAGTTAATAAGAACCGCAAGAGTTGACTTTGGCTCATAATTTCTCTTAATCTTAACCTTTACTTCCATAGTTATTTCTTCTTGAATTTATAGTTTGGGCAGCTTCTCTTGTTTCCCATCACAAGCAGTACCGGGAACAGCAGACCGTGCCTGCAACCATTTCCGTGCTCGTCAGCAGCCTCGCAAGAGAAGCAGCCGTAATACTCGTTAATATTTAATGCTGCCATTACTCGTAATCCCTAATGTTCAACAATACCGGAAATCTTGGCACTCCAGCGTCAGAATACCCTTGATGCTGAACAGTCGCCGCCATACCTATCAACTCTTCCTTGTCGGCTAAGTATTGAGCTCTGAGTGACTTTGAACCTACCGGGCGGGCACAGAACTCGTACTCTCCACACTTCAGTTTGAATATCGCGGTACCTGCATCATTGCCCTCCGCTTCCAAAACATCGACCACCTTGAACTCCGTCGTGTCGAACGATTTCAGCTTCATAAGGTCATTGCTTCTGCCCTCGGTATAGATTCCATCTGCATTTCTGATAATGGCACCCTCGTAACCGGTGGAAACGAATATCTTGTGCCATCGCTTGATGTCCTTCTCTGAATGAGCAACAAAAGTCTGCGTAAGGTACACCGGTCCATTTGGATCAATGGAAGCAAACTCCTCCTGCAGAACTTTCCATCTGGCAGAAAAACTTCCCGGAATCTGTGCATCATAGATAACCATACGTAGCTTGTCAGTCATAGCTGAACGGCACTTGACGGCAGAACATATCTGCTGGAAGGTCAATTCCTGGTGGTTGTATATCTCCCCATCCAAAGGAAGCATACCGCGGTGTTTCTCTCCCCAAGCCTTAATCTGAGGAACATCGTATTCCTTACCGCCTCTCGATGTGAGGTGAATCTCTCCGTCTTCTCCTTCATGAAGGATGCTACGACATCCGTCATATTTAGGCTGAACGAAGCAAGGAAACTTCGTCTGTGACGGATAATATCTTGTTGCTAACATTGGTTTCATACGCTACTTAATATCTGAGGTTATTTTAATTCTCAATGGAGTACCATTCACTCTGTGCGTGACGAAAGACTCCAGGTCCGTATAGAAGCTACTATAGCACTCTACACTAGAGCTTTCTACTTCAATGGTGATAATCTTTTTCATAGCCATATCCCGTATCTTCTGTAAATTTCATCATAAATATAAGCTCCGCTAGTATGAGGGGCATTAAACAGCGAGATAACATAGTCGTCCACTTGCACCTCTTTGGTCCTTACAACCTTTCCGTCTTTGACGTGGTCGCAATAGACCGTGTTGCAGGAGTGATATAGGCGCATTGTGCGCCCATATCTGTCAGTTCCTATATTCTCTTTGTACATGGCTAGTCCTCCAAATCTACATCAAAAGCAGCCTCAATAACATCCTTGATGTCCTCTGTGAAACCACAAATTCCGTTATACTCCAGCCAATGATCCAACAACTCCGTGTTAGTCATTTCAGCTACTTCACTCTCACTATACTCTGCCTCTTCTACAAGGTACTTCATCAAATCATTCTTATCCATATTACTTGATTTTATTGATGTCACAAACTAATACATTACCTACTATTACGTCTCTAATACCTGCAATATTCACAAGCATCGTGGCGTTCTCGTTCTGAGGAAGGTCGTAAACCTTGCCTTCCTCATTAACTACCATCACCTGCGACTTGCTGAGTCGGACCAACTCGATGTGTCCACCAACAAATCCTCTCAACTCCTCCAATGAGAAATCCGTTCCGTTGGATGGCTCCACATTCTTCTGGGCGCCATCCGTGAATATTACTGTTGACAACATAGGCTAATCATTCTCTTTGCATTGTTAATAGAATAAGTCTGCGTCTTGCCGTCGATATAGACGTATCTCTGACCGAACATATCCTCAAAAACCTGGATGATGTGCTTCTTGTATTTAAGAAGCTTTGTCTCAAAAATACCGTCCATAACTAAACCTCCTTTATTGAAATGTTCTTACTAGGGTTGTGACCTCTGCTTACTGCAATGTCATAAGCATCTGTCATGTTCTCATAATCACTCTTGCTCACGTCCTTCTTATGTTCGAACTCAACCTTTTCTAAAGTCTTGTCATCCATACCGTGAAACACTTCCTTGTAGAATGTAACTAACAAAGTACCCATAATCTTTATTTTTAATTGGTTCAACGTCTGTTTTTGCTATTTAAGCGATGGTGGCCTCGTACAACTTCTTGGTTGCCTCGAACTCCTCTTCTCCCTGGAACAATCCGCAATCTGCACTCTCGAAGCCCCAGTCCTCTGCATCTCCATCAAAGATGCCATATGCTGAAACTCGGAACAATGTAGGAGCAACTGAAGCTACTTTGATTGCCATCTTTTCTGATGCTATTCTCATAAGCTCTGAAACTTCATTAACTGTCATTCTCTCGAAGCGAGCATAAACTAAATTCTTCATAATCTTTATAATTTTAATTGGTTCAACAACTGTTATCTTTTATTCTAATTATTTACTTATGGCTGTGAGTATTCAAATATGCTCTGACTTCATCATCGGTGATGTGACGTGTTCCATTTTTACCTTTCAAAAATCCGGCATATCTGTTTTCTAAATACTTTCTTGTATTTTCAAACTTTTCATTAGAAATCTGTTTCATAATCTTTATAATTTTAATTGGTTCAACTTGCAAGGTAGCTCCTGTTTATTCAAAACTACTACCTTTTATCTATATGCAAAGGTACGAAAATTTTCTGATATATGCAAATATACCAATGATTATTTTAGTTAAAAATACCAAATTATAATACGCTGGTAATCAAATAGTTAAGGCGCTTACTCTCACGAGCAAACGCCTAGCTAACATGGTTTAAAAAAGAAATTACAAGAAACCGCCACGTCTGAGCTGTGCATCAGTAGCATTGTTAAGCCACTCCTCGCACTTCTCTATGATGCCCGTACAAGCGTCCGGCGCATCATCGTGAGCGTTATATCCTTCCTTTCTGTAGGATTTCATATCGTGGGCGAACTCCGGCCACAACTGTTCCCAATTAGAAGGGAAGACTAGTTTATTGTTTACCTCGCTTGAGCGAGTGAAGATTCTAATCTGTTTGTTCTTCGATTGCGTAAACGTTACGAACTGGGTGATTCTGTTTCCGTGTTCCCTTGTTATGCGCTCGACATTGCGGGCATAAGAGCGGCCACCGTTGTTACTCTCGACGAAACACACGTCTGTCTGATTGCGCTTAACCATATTGGCTTGCGCTGGTTCCGTGTATTCCATCGGTCGCTTGGTGTATAGAACATCGGTAACATAGTAGCCGTCATCGTGTGCATCGAAGCATATAGAGCAAAGGAAGTCGAAACCGGTATCTGCCGAGTCGGTATAGTTGCCAATCATTCTTGCATACCTTCTGTCCGGCAGCTCATCGTATGTTCTGAAGGCATGGTACATAAGACCTTCCATAGGGGTAGGGTTCTGCATGTACTGTGTCTCGAATACGAACTCGCTGGCATGTTTGATTTTGTACAGCTCCTCCAACGTATGTTTCCACGGCCACAAGGCTCGCTCCTTTCCGTCCTCGTCTGTCTGTATTACCGGGAGGGAGACAACCTTCCACTCATTCGGCTCAATCTCTTGAAGGTAACCGCACAAGTCGTGCTCGTGCAACCTCTGCATGACGATGATAATTGGCGTATGACGTGAGTTTACACGGTTACGGATGGTTGTCTCGAAACGTCTGTTGATAGACTCTCTGACGTTATCGGACAAAGCATCGTCCGGTCGTAAAGGGTCATCGATAACTATGGCTCCCGAAAAGTGACCGGGGTTGAACGTAGCCATGAACTTATCCATGTTCTTTATGTCTTCTTCGGTCCAGTCTGGCTGACCTGCACCAAAACCTGTGATCTGACCCAAGGTAGATGTAGCATACTCACCACCACCTGCCGTTGTGCTCCATTTTGATCTTGTGTTATCGTTCTTTCTGATTTTGACATTCGGAAATAGTGTTTGAAAATATGTGGAAGTTATCGTGTCCTTGACTGCCATAGAATTGTCCTGGACGAGACTTCCGGAATAAGATATATGAAGAAACTTTGAAGCAGGGTTCAGCGCAAGACCATATGCGATAAACATCTGTGAACACAAGAGAGTATTGTGAGTAACAATAAAATCGTTACCTGCTAAATACAAATGGTCTTCTGCATCGACAGTAAAGCACACAGTTCTTCTGTCCTCTACTTTTTCGATAGAGGAGATAAATCTTTTCGTGTGATGTTTCTGCGTTAATGGCCTCCACAAAGTTCTTTTCCTATTTAAGCGGAAAGGGTTCCTATTTGCTCTTAAAAAGATTCCCTTGCTGTTAATTGTACAAAACATGCCAAGACCCCTAATGAGAGATGCGGCATCTTCAAGTAAATCAGACTTTGTGAAACATAAACTGCATTGATGTGTCTTTTTGTTGCATGTTCCGTCAGTGTCCATCATTCCTTGAAGGAGTGCAAACCTGTCTTCAATACTAGCCATTTGATAACACAATGGAATACGTTTATCTCCCAATACACCAAGAGCCCTTAACTGTTCTTGTAGTCCAAGAACAGAGTACTCTACTGCCTTTCCTGCATTCTGCTTTTTTTTCTTCTTTACCTTGTACTGATTCGAGAAAGCGGAGAAAATTTCATTATCCATAGTTGTGATTCCGCCATTATGAGAATAACCATCTCCTAACCAGCATCCAAACAAGTATGGGTCTATTGGCAAATCTCGTACAGAACCTTGTATTGGCTCTGTTGAAGGTATGCTCCAATTCAAATGTCCGTCGGGAGTGACAATAGAAGTCAATATCTCTTTTGTAGATTTTACTCTAAAAGTTTCCTTTTTTCTACTACGGTCATATTTGTTTTGTACGCTCCAAAGATGCTCACTGCAAGTCACTATATGAGTACCATCAGAAAACGTTACCTTGTAAGCATCTGTTTCTCCCTGTGGATAAACAGCCATAACCTCAGTAGGAAAGCCATCAGAACCAAAAAGACAGTCACCTACCTTTATTTCATCGGCACGCTTCCACCCTTTTGTTGTGAGCATAGGAGTATTGACATCAATAGCCTTTCCGTAACGAGGGCTGATATTGATAATCAGCTTGTTAGTCTTTCCCCTTATCACATCCATGAGCGCATCACATATAATCCTGTGATGTTCGCCTATTACATACTCACGTCGAGCAGTATAGGCGAACATCTTAGTAGTGAATTGCAGCAGGGACGATGCCACTAACTGCTTATGAAGAAAACGTTGTTTCTCAAAGTCCATTTATCTTCTGTAATTCTTTAATATCATCCAAGGACAGCTTAGGGAACTTGAAGTCCTCGCCATCCTTGCCGGTTACTTCTTGAATATGCTTATCTGCCAATCCGTTGAGCCTTGCAACAATGCTGGAATCAAACTGATGAAGCATGGCGCCATCAATCTGCTGGGCCATCACGACATTCTCGATCTGTGTTATCACCTGCTCAAAGCCTGGTCTCTTAAGATTACCTCTCTTGAAATCCGCCCATTTCTGAACGATGCCACAGAAAGCACAAAATCCGACAAGGGTATAGGCTCTTCTGAAAACCCTTACCTCTTGTCTCATGGAATTTGTGGATTTGCCGCTGCAGCCTGCAATGGAATTGCTACCAGTCTTTTGCTGCCAAGGGTCGTTTTCAACATCATCACAGTAAGCTACAAACTTATCCCATAATTCCTGAGAAGACTTAATCTTGTATGGTCTTCCAACAGGATTGGGGATTCTATGTACGAAAGACTTTACTTTCGGCTGTGATGATTCATCTGTCATGGCTTCTTAACTTTTACTAGTTTACCGCAAGCGGAACAATTATACTCATAATACTCTGAAGGCTTGACCTGGATATTCTCCTCAACGCCCTTCATTTCCTCCTTGAACTTCTGGTCCTTCTGGGCTTCCGTTACGACCTTCTTAGCCGTATGGTTAGTCTCAGCCTTTGAAGGTGCGGCCGCAGGCTTCTGTTCCTTTGGCTTAGCGTTGAGCCCAAGCATACCGGCAATGCTCTCATCGAAAGCAAACTGAATGCTGTTAGGATCACCGAGATAGGAGAGCTCCTTGCGAAGCTTCTTCTCGTTCCAAGTGGCGAACTCGGACGTCTTGTCATCAGCGATTCTATACTGCTTAATCTGCTCATCAGTAAGATAGTCAACACGAATGCAGGGAACCTTATCCATTCCCAATGCCTTAGCAGCCTTATACACACCGTTACCGGTTACAATCACGTTGTTCTTGTCAACGGAAATAGGCTGAGTGATGCCGAAATCCTTGATGGACTGCATGATTGCCTGTACTGCCGTCTCGTCGGTCTTGTGCGAACCGTCATGAGGCACGATACTGTCAATAGGTAACTCAATTACCTTGTCATTAATCTTAATCTCTTCCATACCTGTTAATCCTCAATTTCTATTGTTTCCATATTTCCGCAATACGGGCAAACGACCTTCATATAATGTGAACCGTCCTCGCGCTCTTTGAGAACGAACAAATCTTTGGCTGGGTCTTCCTCCTCATCCGAAGGAGCTTCCTCGCTTTCACCAGCCTCTTCATTTGATGGAGCCTCGAAGTTCTCCTCTTCCACCTGAGAATAGTCATCCTGGAAGCCACCATACTCTTCTGCCTGCTGATTGATACTGTCGAGGGAGAAGTTGAGCATCTGATTGATGTCCTCAAAGAAGAATGCCTGCATATCGGTAGGAACCTCCATGTTGCGCAATTCCTCCAAAAGCTGGTCTTCATCAAAAGAAGATTTCTCTGCCAGCTTGTTATCGAGGATGCGGTACTTCTTTGCCATTTCGTCGTCCATATCCGAGTAAACGACAGGAACGAACTCCATGCCCAACTGGTAAGCAGCCACGTATCTTGTGTGACCGGCAATGATTACACCTGCCTTATCAACGAGGATAGGCTTAACGAATCCAAAACGCTTGATACTCTCCTTCGTAGGCTCAACCGCATTCGTGTTGTCACGAGGGTTGTCATAGTAAGGAAAGATTTCACTGAGCTTAACTGACTTTACTTTCATTTCTTATCCTCCTTCTTCTTGGCTGTCTCTCTTGCTACGCGTCTCTCGTCGACAACCTTTTCGATAGCCGCATTATACTTATAATTCTTGAAAATCTTGGCGAAACCGGTTACATACTTAAGCTTTACAAGTTCCTTCTGTTCCAGACCTACCTTTTCGCAAATCTCACGCTCAGACACACCGTCTCTGAGCATATTGAAAACGATGTTTACCATTCCATCTACAGAGTGACTTCCACGGGCACGGTTGTGTCTTACGGTTGATGCCATACGCTGGTCGATGTCCTTGTCTAGGACCACAATCGGTAGCTTTCCGCCACATCGCTCATTGATGTCCGCAAACTTGCGAATAACGAGGTTTCTGTGGAAACCGTCGATGATTACATACTTCTGCAGCTTCTCGTCCCAAATGGTAACGATAGGCATTGTGTAACCGTCTTCCCTCACGGATGTATAGAGAAGACGCATTTCCTTATCTGCCACATGGTTAGGGTTGTAGTTGTTGGCTACAACCATATCCTTGTCAACCCAAAGCACGCAATCTACAGGGTTGACTTTCTCCGGAGATAAGGAACTGATATACTTTCTGAGGTCGTTCAAAAACTGCACCTTATCCTTGGCAGCATCAAACTCCTTCTTGATGTTCTCTTGAAGATTCATATTCCTTATTAGCTTTTTCTATTTTAACATAATTGTCGCTCAAATACTGACGCAAAGAACGCTCTACGCTCTGAATGCGCTTCATTCCGAAATCCTCCGCAATTACGCAGACGGCACTTGTGTAGCCAATCTGATGTATTACATAATCAATGCACTCCTGGCAATGACCGGCTTTAGCTGCATTTCTCTTCTTGGCAGCACGGTAACCCTTCTTGATAGTCTCTGCATTCTTCTTATCCTCACAAAGATTATCTGCAAGATAGTCAACGTATTCATCCCAATCCTTGAAATAAGGTGGCAAATTATAGCAATATGTTGCTACTTCATTAAAGACGTGCACAGACGTATTGACGTTTGCCACTCTTCGTACCAGCTTGTCGTAGAACCATGGATCAACCTCCTTGATGAAACCTAAGTCGTGGATAGCCTGCTCATGAATGAGGGAACTAACTCGGCACGCTCTGAGTGGCTTCTGCGTGAACTGATAGTTGTATAGCTTGCAGTACGGAAGCTTGTTGCTGAAGATGTAATACCATACATCATAAACCTTCCAATCCCAAATAGGGTAGAGTACCAGACTTCTCGGTGTGCCGTCTTTATAATATCCGCCACCACCTCCCCATGTAATACCTGGAAGGCACTCGCCTCTAGTAAGACCCGACAATCGTGCCGGCGACTCCTCAATACGGACACCGCCCAAAGTTAGGTAGTCTTTGCCAAAGAGCATTCTGTGTACCTGGTCGAGGGTCTTGGAGAAATACTGATTGTGAGGGATTTCCAAATCACCATAAGAATCCGGTTCCTTCTCACGAATCCATTTTTCTCCCGGCCCCCATACATTGAACCATTCTCCCTTTGAGGCATTCCATTCCTGGAAGTATGACTGAATCCAATACGGCTCAACCCACGGTAAGTGCATGATGTATCGTACATACTCGATAGTCATTGGAGTCTCTGCCTCTTGGTCTAGGAAGAGGACGGGAATCTTTTCAATTCCCATCTCCTTCATAACCTCGTGCGCAAGGTTGAGAACCACGGTAGAGTCCTTTCCTCCCGACATCGTCACGACAATCTTACGCTTACCATAAAACTCCCGAAAGATATATCTGAATCTTTCAAGAGCTGCCTCATAAACGTTTTTGTCACTGTAAAATATCATTTCTTATTTCTATTGTTTAATAATACCTTGTCGCTGGAATTACTGAAATGGGTGTCAAGGTAATCCTTAAGCCTGCCCATCATTTCATTGTTGTTGTGACCGCGAGCGGCATTGTGCATGATTGTTGCATATCTCAACTTCTCTTCGTCGAAATCAACAAAGCATACAGGAACCATCTCATATCCGATGACGCAGGCGGCACGGTATCTGTTCTCTCCGTCCACAATCTGCATCGTCGAGCGGTTGACAACGATAGGCTGAGTAAATCCAAAATAGAGCAACGATTTGATGAGAAGGTCAAAACTGTCTGCATCATGCGTATTAGGGTTATAGTCATTCGGATAAATGTCATCAACCTTGACGTATTCAATATGCAGCGGCTTCACCTGCTCAACCTCGATATTGTCCTTCGCCAATTTCAAGGCTAGATTTTCCTTAGAGTTTTTTGTATTCATCGAGAAATTCCTTGTTTACGATTTCCTTAACCCAATCCTTGCTTGACTTAGCCAAATAAGGATTTTTGAACTCACTCTCCCAATCTACAGACTCTACATCAAACTGGTTGTCGTAGGTCTTGCTGTTTCGAGGAATGCCACCTACGGCGCCTGGATTGTTGAACGTGCTTCTGTATGCACCGAAATGCTGAACCAAACCGGGAACGATAGCGTAAAGGTCAATGCCCTTTGCCTGAAGGTAAGCCTTAAGGCGCGAATCATCATAACGTGTCTGATCATCCGTCATCTTGTTTGAAGTTTCAACAAAATCCTTGGCTAGGTCATTTGGATATACGCTAGCCTGCAGCCAGAAGTTGGTCCTTGTAGAAATAACGTGCTTGCCCTTTGCGTAACAATCAGTATAGTCGCCATTAGTAGGATTGTAGAAACTGATAACGTTGTTTTCGGGAGCAAAAGAGAGAATATGTAAAATCTTGGCAAGAATGTTGCGGTCAAAGGTAATATCATCGTGGATAACCATACGATGTGTTCCTTCCGCTACCTCTTGCGTCAACGCTTGGGAATAATTATCCCAAAGACCCTTACCTCGGTCCATAGAGATACTGACAGGAATACCATAAGGCTTCGTGCTGGTCTCTATCAACTTCTTAAGGTATTTGCCCTCACGTTCTCGCTTCGGAACATTGAGGATGATAATCTGAGAGAGTTTAATCATATGCGTAATTATTTAGTTACTGTCCATTCTCCACCTCGCTTGGCAACCTTGCTTATGGCTACTGCCAAACGGTTTCTGTTCATATCGCTACCATAGAAAACCTTACCTGCGGCATAGGCTGCTTGGGCAACAAGTCCTTGACCCATGAAGAAGTCTGTGATAGAGCTGAACGGAACATCCTTACAAATCTTGAACACCGCATCCCATTCATCCATTCCCTGGAGTCCCCAGTCTTCTGCCTGCTTGGTGCCTTGGATAATCCAGCACTTGCAATCTGGCTTATGATAATAAGTGTTCTCGTAGATTTTTACATGAGGGAACAACGATTCTACCATAGGAACCAACTGCTTCTTATTTCTGTAGAAGCACTCGACGAATAGTCTGTCCGGATTAATCTGCTCGATGCACCTCTTGATGTGGGCAACGAACTCGTCAAAATTATCAACCGGGCATTGCTTCTCCGCCTTGGTATAATACGCTTTGAGGACACCTTTACTTCCTGCCGGGTCTATGAATACACAATCGGCATTCTTTGAAAACTCCGGAAGCCCCAAAGTAATATCGGCAATGGTAATCTTGCTACCATTGCCTAAACTGTAAATCTCGCCTTCTGTGATGGGGTATTTATCAATACTGCCATCATAACGCAAACCTTTCTGTGATGTCATACGCAATTTACTATTAAATAATTGTGATACTCTGATACGTTTTCTTCACCAAAAAGACTGCACAAGACCTTCTTTGAATAGAAGAAATGTCTGAACTCTACATCACACTTCTCGTAAGTGACCGGATGATACTTCTCCTTGTAGAACATCAAGAACTTGCGAGCCTTGCACTGCGATATTGCCAGGACGGCATACCGGGAAAGATAAGATGGGGAACCAAACAATGCTACGATATTGTCGAAATTCCTGCAATCCAAGTTCTTCCCATCGAAAGGCTCACATACGACCCTATCCTTATAGACAGGGTATTTGTTAGTGAACTGTTCCAACATTCCTTTACTAGGGTCAACGCCCAAGTATTCCTGTGGGTCGATTTCTGCAATCTCTGTAAGCAAGCCAGTACCACATCCAATGTCTAGAATTGAACCGCTGAGAGGTGGGAGCATGTGCCCCACCTCACGGTTCTCAACGAGACTCGTTTCATCACGAAACAAAGTGTCGTACTTACTTGCTATTTTATCATACTGGGAATAATTCATTTTCTACTGTTGCCAGGTGATCTTTTTACTTGAAATGGTTACGAAATTCTTGTGATTGTATATGTTACAATTCGGGAACATCGATTTCAGCTGCATTCTGTCGTAGGTGAAATGGTGCATTTCCTCGAACTCTGCAGGGGTGTAGTCATCCTTGTAGAACATAAGGCAATAATCCAGACCACTCTCGCCCAGCTTGCGAAGATACTGAGGCATGAAGTAGGAAGCCGTACCAAAAAGGGCTACCACAACGCTGTCTGCTGACATCCATTTCTTTATCGCCTCCTCAAACGAAATTGTGGAGCATCTGCGGAAGAACCCTGTCGTCTTCTCTCTGAACTGCTTGATAGCCTTCTTGCTTGGATCAACACCATAATACATTTCCGGCTTTATCTTGGTATAGGCTACGAAATCTCCGTTTCCGATGCCAGCCTCGAAAAACTTCCTGTCCTTGAACGTGAACATGATTGACTTTGCCATCACGTCCATTTCCTGGTTCGAATAGATTCGCGGTACCGGCCACTCAAGGAAGTCGAACTCGTTGAAAACCTTCTGTCTGTTCAGAATCCAAGTAGTCTCGAATGGATCGCCCATCGTCCAATACTTGTAACCGTCAATGTAAAGGTACGGGAAATTATACTTTCCCCATCTTTCATGGACTCCATTGTCTCGCTGTGCGCTGACGAAGTAATAGAACTCGTCGTTTGTCAATGCGCACTTGTCTCTGTGAATGTACTCATGAGGAACGTCTATCATCGAAGTAGCCCATTGCCACTTACAACGCTTGATGAACTCTCTGAGCTTACTGTAATCGTATTCCATCGCTGCAAATTTAATAAAATATTTAATGATTAAATACTAAAAATCCGAAATTAACTATATTTTAACATAAAATCGTGCATATATGCGTCTTGAATAGTCAAAAATGCCGCAAAATAGGCTCTTTTCATACGCAAAGATACGAAAAAATTCCGATATATGCAAATATATCAAACGGAAAATTTAGCCAAAAATACTAAAAATTACGCTGTTCTGCTTGCTCTGTTCGGAAGCCTAGATTCTATCTGCCACAGATTGTCTTTGATAAGCTTCAGAATGGCATCGTGAAAAGCGGAATTGATGTTTCCGTGGCCCTGGCATTGAACAACGGTAACATCGGCTAAGTTTACCTCGATTGTCTCCATACGCTGCCCGTTTACCTTGGCAGAAAGTATGAGGCAGTTCGGCTTTCTGTTCACATCGTAATAGCCGTTTCTGAATACGCAGTGCCTCATTTCCTTGCCCTCTTCAAAGAACTCCTGGACGGACTTAAGAACCTGTATGTCTATGGCGCCATCCTTTATGTCAATGTCAAAGAACTGCTTTCTTCTGTCAACATATACATTAGCCATTGCTTCTGCCTTTTTCTTATTCTCCTCTTCGGCTTTAGCAGCTTGCTCTAGATATCTGAGTTGCATTTTCTCTTCCGCAATCAAACGCAGCTTAGCCATTCTGTCCTCCATTTTCTTTTTCTTATTGTCTGCTGACTTTAGCCACTTGTCGTGCGCCTCACGAAGATTCTCCGGGCAAACTATAGAAGGGTTACGTACATCTTTCTTAAGATATATGATGCTATCGAGCATATCCCACCACAAGCTATCATAAATATAATCAGCCTTTCCGTGTCTGACAGCAATCTTGACGGCAGACATTTTTTCTCTGTCGAAGACAGCTTCGTGATACTTGCACATTCTCCACATATCAACATCACGTCTCATAAGAGTTTCATTGTATGTGTTAGCATTGACGGAACGGAAGATTTCATCACACGGAATCTTTTCCCTGAAGTCTCTGAGAGCGTACTTATACTTGTCTTGGACAGAAGCGTAATATACTCCATCGAACCCGATATCGCGAGGGTCGCCCAAACCGCTCCATAAAGTATGCGTTCTTACTTCCAGCTTTCCAAAAGCAGAAAAAGCATCTACAATATATCCGCTAGTTCTCTGTTTGGCAAGAAAAACATATTCCCCGTCTTTCAACCATTGCTGCATACACTCCTTGAAGTAAATCTTCTCCTTAACCATCTTGTGGAACCGGAACTTCACTCTTACCTGGAAGTACCTGAGAACCTGCCATCCCTTGAATGTGCATACAAGATAGAAACAACCTCTTGAAAATCTGTCACCATACTTGTAGGCATCATCTTCAGAGATGCAAGTCTTGATGGCCCACTCGCGTTGCTTATCTGACAACTCCGGTATTCTATCTGAGAGTTTTACAACTTCACGTTCTGTCTTATTTCTTGGCTTCATAACTCACATATTTAAAAATCAAACAAACTCAACTGCCCAATCTCTGCATCCTTCTTTCTCTGAGCCTCGGCTTTCTTCTTCAAGCGTTCCTTCTCTGCGGACTCCTTCTTTTTGAGCTCCATGATCTTGGCTTGCTTGAACTCCTCCTCAGCCTTCTTCTCCAGATTCTCCTTGGTCTGGTCTGAGAGATTTGTAACAATGGTGCAATTATGATTCTTAGTGAATGAGACTTCTTCTTCATTATAATAATGAACTGCCATTCCGTAAATCTCATCATCGTCAAAGCCATTCCTTCCGGATTTCTTGACCTCTGAGATAATAAAGTCGCAGCAATCATCGATGTTCTTGCCCGGCTTGGCATAATCCTTCGCAAAAAGCTCATCCTCTGCTGCACGCTTGTCAAGATATGCCTTGATTACCTTCTTGAATGTTTCTGTTCCTTTCATAACCTTTCCATTTTTTTGAAACCGATAGGCTTGTTTCTGAATCCCTTACGGAATGCTTCTCTCATAGAGATGCAAATGAAATCTACGCTGCATTGTGCCAAGCCCGTACAAAACGCACAATCCTCGCAGTCATCCATTGGTTCCGCCACGTACACGATGCCGTTAATGACTATCGCCGCTTTCTCCTTGAAGACTGCCATTTCTTTTTACCAGCAAAGCCTTTGACCTGCTTAATCTTCTAGCTAAATCAAGTTCTCTGGCTCTAGTCGCTTTTTCGTCAATCAGATTAGCTGCTTTTTCTAGAACGTTAAGCAGTTCTCTGTACTCAGTCTTCGTTGTCTTCACTTCCATAAGCTTCCTGTGCTGTTATAATTCTACAACCAGTGAAATCGTCAGCAGAAAGGACAATCTCACCATTATTAACCTTTTCTCTAATCATAGAGCAAGCATCCGTGTTTGTATCTGCCTCTACGGTTATTGTCTTACTCAAAGTTTCTTGAATGCAAACATCATATTTCATTTTATGTAACCTCCCATGTTTCTATGTTAAATTCGTAACTTTTCCCACTACACTGACTTTGTCCAATGTTGCGCAAATCTCTAAGTTGCTCTTCCGAAGCTCCGTTTGCCTCGGCTGTTGCGTAGCACTTCTGAAGATTGTCGGCTACTCTAAGCAATTCGCCGCTTCCCTTTGTATGCCAGGCATCATCTTTATAAATTAGATATACCTTCATAATTAAACCTCTTTAAAATGAACACTAGTTTTATCTTCTCGTTCGTCAGCAGTACAAGCTAGGTTTGCACAAGTAACTTCTTGATCGTGAAGTGGAACGTTAGGTACACAAACGACGCAATTAATACAATCTCCACGTTCCGCTACCACGCAGGTTTTCCCGTTTATGCTAAGCTTCTGTCCGATAGGATAGTATGTTTGTACGCCAAAACTGCTGACCGCGATAATATCTTTCCCTTTCATAATCAATCCTCCTTTTCTTTTAAGTAACGAAGGTATAACTGACAGTTGTCGCAATCGGAATTGCATCTGTAACTATACTCGTTGGCACAAGCCATAAATAATTCACTTCTTTTCATAAGCGTCCCGATAACAAATAAATAAGTCGTAAATCATCTTCTTGCAAGCTTCCATGTCTTCCAGCACATCCCTCATGCGATATGGTGCTCCGTTCTTTCCATGGCCCTCGTTGTCTAACCATAAATATGTTTCACTGTCAGCATCAAATTCTACGTAACGCTGGTGGATGCAGTTGATCAATTCTTCCGCACTTTCAAATGGTTCGATTGATATAGAGAAGTCTTGACCTGCAGGTGAATATTTCGAAAAGAGCAATCCTTTCCCATTCGTGTATTCCTCTTCGGTGACAGTCCAGGAATCAGACTCTGCTATTTTTATTAATTCTTCTATTTCCATACTGATTAAATTTTAAAGGTCGGGTGCCGTCTTTCCGAGCTGCCAACAAAATATAGAACATTATTACTATTGTTATATAATAAATCCCCGACCTGTTAGTGATAATACTACTTGTTTTTACATAAATCACCTCCAATCTTATTAAGTTTAACTTCCATATCCTGTAAATCTGCCAACGGCAGAACTTACGCTTTCATTTGTTACGGAACCCGGCTTCAAGAAGTACTTGTAATGCGTGCTTCTCTCCAATCTCTCACTCCAGCAGAAACCGAAAGCATCGAACTCCTTGCCGCACCATTCATGGCCGTAGTAGTATTCGCTGGCATGCACCTTCTGTTCCTTGCTGAGCTGCAGGAATAGTGCTCGACTCTTGCTAAGTTCCGTTGGATTCTCTTTGAACTCCTTCTCAATCTGCTTACGCTTCTCGGTGTATTCAGCTAATTTCTGCTGATACTCATCCTCGCTGTCGCAAAGATAATAATCTGTCTCAGTCCAACGGCTATCCCAATAGGAATTGGAAGACTGATGTATATGATAAATATTTTTTCATTTCTTTTTATCCTTTCTATAAAGGAAGAATGCGTCACCTTGCCAGCCGAAGTTCCTGGACTCACATTTTGCAAGTATATGTGTATCTGTCTCGATGAGCACATCTTCATATTTGTCTAACTCAGTTTGTGTATCTGATGTATCTTCTCCATAATCCCATTGAAGCATAAATTCCAATATTTCATTATGGTCACCGACACAATCCAGTCTGCAAACATACTCGTAATCCCTAATATCTCCAGAACAGCTCTGATGCTGTGGGGAAATCTCTACTATAAGAGATAAGTAATCGTAATCCTTCATATTGTATATTTATTAGAAGGTAGGCTGCCGTCTTTCCGGCTGCCAGATAAGAATAAGGTATCTAACTTGTGGGTGTCCTTACTACCCGTTATGTTAAACCCTACTTTTGCCTACCTTTATAATAAGTATATAAATCCATCATACTATTATAGAACCACTGCCACGCAACAATTTCTTTCTGCTCCTTAGTAATATTTAGGGCATCGGTAATCAGCTTTCTGCGCCAGTTGATCAACCTGTCGCAAGACTGAGTGACCCTCGCAATCATCACATGGGCGACATTCTCCATCATTACTGCTTCTCCGTTTACCATCTTTAGGGCGTACTTTTCTGCAGCATCGTGCCAAAGGTCGTAGGCTACAGAATCATTATTGAGCATCAGATAGAGTTCTTCCATATCAGCAGTTCTCTTGTACTGAACCATTTCCTTTACCAACATAGCTAGCCCTCCAATTTGTCTATAAATTCTTTTCTTGCCTCCGCGAATACCTTAGCTTTACGCTTGTCTGAAAGAAACTCCTTGACCGTGAATCCTAATGCTGTGATTCCATTCTCGAACTCCCAAGTGTAACCACATTCATGATTTCCAAACTCATAAATGAGAGCATCCTTCAGATTCTCGTCATCAGAGTAAAACTCCTCATCATCCTTGACGGAACGCTCTGCGAACTCGATAAAAAGATGTTTGTCTTCTTTGAGGCAATAAGCACCGGCACCGATGGAGCATATCTTTTCTAGGTCTTCCTTGCTTGTGGTAAGACCCCATTCTGCCATCATTTCCTTGAACTGCTTATCTCCGAATGCAGCTTTCATAGGGAGCTTGTCGAACACCTTTTGCTGCTTGGCTTTATAATCTACGTATTTCATAACTCATTTGGTTTATGTGCTTGGCACAGTTGCCACATCACTTGTTTATATTCTTACACATATTCCCTGATCAACACCACCTCTGTTATAATAGCGTCTGCACGTAAAGCCAAGACTGGTCAGCCAATCCGTAATAGCTGGATGGAGTTTGTATGGAGCATAACAGTCTCTCCACCAATCCTTGCCATCTGGGTCTGGAATTTCCCAATCATACGAAAAGTGTGCTGCGCCACCAATTAATGCGTAATCATATTGCGTCAAGTACTTCTTGATATAAGCAAGAAGCTTTTCCTTTTGTTCCTCTGTGAGTTGAGAAACTCTAGCTGCTCTGATTTCTTCGATTAAACCCATGACCGTTCCTCCTTTACATAATGCCTTCCTTCATCAAGAGCTTATACTCTTCCATGCTGTCTCCAACGTGACCATACAAGCAACCGTCCTCGACGTTCTTCCAATACTCTTGTGGTGTTGAATATGCCGCCATACTGGCGACTACGACCACGTAGCTCAATGATTTAATAAGTTTGAAATTTGAATTTCTCATAATTATTCCCTTTCTATTTTTTAAGATTAAAATTGTATAATAGTGCCAAATGGCTGTCATCTAACTCTCTCCAATCATCAACTGTGTCAAGATATGCCTTGACTTTTGAAAGCGTAATTGGAACTGAAGGGTAAGCAGAACAAAATCTGCGAAGAATGTACTCTGATAAAGATTCTTCCATAGCCTTATGAATCATTGATGATTACTATGCGTTAATGAGGTCTAGAACATCAGAAGCATCAATGCCATTCATACTGTTGTATGTAACATAGAAATCTTCCTCATCGTCTGCAAGCAGACCTTCAGCTTCATCCTTAAATTCATTGAAGTCTTCATCCGTGTCTTCATAATTCAATTCTATTCGAATCATTTCCCACATCTTTCTTTGCTTTTCATTAAGCGAGTTTACTTTTGTATTCATAATCTTTATAATTTTAATTGGTTCAACTTGTAAGGTAGGCTCTGAATAGTCAAAAGTACTACCTCTTATCTATATGCAAAGGTACGAAAATTTTCTGATATATGCAAATTTACTAACGACTTTTTTAGTTAAAAATACTAAATTATAATACTTTATAACTGTCTGATTATCAGAATGGTGCATCTGTCTCTTCTGGCTTCTCGAAAGGAACCTGCACTTCCTCGTTGATTAAATTTGTCTTGAAAAAGTTTGTCGTATTCTTGTTGAATCCCATAAAGAATTTGAATGTTCCGATGTTACGTCCCTTGGCAACGTCTATCATAGCCGTTCCGTCAGTAGGGTAGTCATCCTTATTGTCGAATGGGGCAGGGTACGCTCTGTTGTAATACTCTGCTCGATAGACTAGGATGACAACATCGGCAGCTTCTCCTATCTGTCCACTATCACGCAGTCTGTTCAAGTTCGGCTCGGGACAGTTGCTATCTCTAGACAACTGGCTTAGGGCGATGATCCATATGTTCAGCTCCTTGGCGAGGTTCTTGAATCTTCGTGCGGCATCACCCATAGCCTGCTCTCTACTGAAACTCGTACTCCTGGAGTTTACGTTGAGAATCTGCAAGTAATCAACTACGGCTCCGTCTATGTCCTTCTGCATCTTAAGCATTCGGATGGAAAGAAGGATAGAATCTATATTTGACGTGCTCTTGTCATCAAAGAATAAATTCTCACCGGGCAACTTTCCTCTAGCATCATCAATCATCCTTATCTCACTTGGCGCCAGACTGCCCGAATAAAGGATGTTGTTGGCCGGAATGTTCGTCTTGGCGGAAAGCAGGCGTGCCGTAAGCTGCTCCTTCGTCATTTCCATAGAATAGAAAGCAACCTTTGCTCCGTTTTCGATGGCGTGTCTTGTCATACAAAGCGCAAGACTCGTCTTTCCCTGAGAAGTTTCGCCGGCTACGATAATCAAGTCAGACTTCTGCAGTCCTCCCTTTTCATCGAATCGCTCCATGCCGGTCTTGGTTCCTGTCGTAACACCTCCAACGGTGGCGTTCTTAACCATTATCTCGTTTAGGCTGTTCATTGCATCATTGAGCGTGAACACTCCATCCGCCTTCTCGAATACTCCTCCGATACTCTCTATAGCCTCTTGGTGTGCGTCTGCGGTAAGTACCTCTTCTGACAGTCCCACCTTGGAAAGCTGCTGGCCTACTACCCATAGCTTTCTTCGCCTGCCAAGGTCTTGCAATCTGATGGCATGATACTCTATGTGAGCTGACGAAGCAATCTGTGCCGAAATGTTCATCAGGTCCAACGAAGTCACGTTCGACTTCTGCTTGCCAAGTTCGGATGATACGGATATGATATCTATCGGCATGCCGTGCTTGCCCATATTGTCAACGGCTTTCCAAATGTCACGACATATAGGATCATAGAAACAGTCTTCATCTAGATACTGACTGACTACGGTATAAGCCGTAGGGTCAATGAGAAGGCTTCCGATAACATACTGCTCAGCCTTAGGGTCATTCACTAATGGCTGATTCTGATATGGTGATTGTGCTAAACTCATCTGAACGATTCCTCCTCAAAACTTAAAATGTCAAACATTTCGTGCATTCTATCTACGATTCTTGAATCATCGTACTTCTGTCCGATGTCAATGGCCGTTAGGTTTGAGCTGATAATCGTGGGCAGCATCTGCTCATAGCGATAGTCCAACAACTCGTCAAACGGCTTGTAGTGCATTCCGTAAGCGACAATCTCCGTTGGCTCGGCACCCAAATCGTCAATCAAGAGAAACTTGGCGTTCTTGATTGCACTGAACTCGTTTCTGTCTTCGTAAATCATGTAAGCCATATCTCTAGCCTTGATGAAACGCGGATATTTGTCACCCTCGCAATAGCTAATCTTGTTTGAGTCCACAAGATAAACTAGCAAATCTCGAATAGCCTTTAGCATCGTAGTCTTGCCGTTTCCAATACTGCCTGGCATAAACAGCCCGTAAAAGTTAGTCTCTGTAGTAAGAAAATCCCCGACTTTCGATATTGCTTCCTTTAGCTCGTCTGTGAAGACGAACGTTCTTTTTCTTTTCTCTACCTCTCGTTTGTAGGCATAGTAAAGAAAGTTCTTGACTTCTCTATTTTCCAACGGCAACTCCAAACCCCGACCGATACGCTGATGTGTCTTTGTGGTCTGGAGCTTTCCATCCTGTCTTTGTATTGTTTCCATTGTCTGTTGCGTTTATGTTTAAACTTCTGCTTTGCTGCAAAGAATTGTACTGAGAATTTAGTACGGCTATCGTAAATTTTCCTTTGAGCCATATTCCTCCATGGGAATAGGCGTAATCAACGAATGCCTTAAATGCTGATAGCATATCGCTATCCTCTGTCGGCTTTGGCAAAGGACTACCATCTGCCGCAATATGATTCTTACGAGTGAATTTTATTGCGTTTAGTAGTTGCTTTAATTGTCCAGCGTCCTTTCCGGTCCAATAATACGATTCTTGGTATTTGCCTTTAATAAAGCTCTCAAAATATTCTCTACACATAGTATGCAGCGATTTGGCTTTAGCCGAAGAGCTGCAACTATCTGTTAAGATAATATTATTATTCTTTTCTTTTATTTTATTGCTAGAAGATTTGCTAGCATTTGCTACAGGTTTGCTAGCCGAAACTACAGTTTTTGCTAGATTTTCGGACGGCACATTTTCTTGAACTGAAGATACCGCATTTTCTTTTTCTCTGCGATTTCTTGCTTTTGCGAGACCTCCAGCTCGACCTGCTTCTGCACGAGCCTTACTAATTTTATCAACACACTCCATTCTTTTCGTGAAACTTTCGGAATAAAAGTACTTACCGTCATCGGTAAAGACAAATAACCCGAAATCCTCAACAACTGATTTTACAATAGAGGAATCGACACGTAACTCAAAAGCTATCGCATTATAATTTTTGAGACACTTGTGATTTTTGTCCTCCATCAGTTTTTCGAGAATGCTGAAATATATACCATAACCAGCCATTCCATGCTTCATTCTCAACTCTAGTATCTTAGGGTCGTTACGAGCATTACAATCATGAGAAAAATAGCTAGCCATACTTATCCCTCCTTATGTGATATATAGTCAATGTATCTGATTAAACAGCACATAAATTCATTTCTCATCTCATCTTTTCGAACATTTGGTCTGGATGATCGAACGATAAGGCTGCAATTATTTGCTCCGAAATATGAATATGATATTTCAAATTCATAAATCGATTTACCTGAAAATACGGTTTTGATTTGCTCACACTGCTTCTTGGTGAGCCCGTTCAAAATAAATTCTCTCATAATCTTATTGGTTCAAGTCCTCGTTCTTAATGAAGCATATCTTACCTCGCTTTATACTATTTGCCAGGGAGTCAACTTCTGTCTGTAACTTACTGTAAACAGCACTTTGCTGCTTAGAGATAAAATTGTGGATAGAAGGGCTAATCTTTAAAGCTATAGAAGCCATCCCCTCCAAAATCTTAAACTCACGATACAACACACCTGCCGACTTGAACTGTTTGTCCAAGCCTACCAAGAACGTTCTGTAGTCCTTGATTCCTTCAAAATCTCTGAGAAATTCCGTCTCTTCCATATTGTATAATATTTTAATTGTTACTATTATTTCCTCTTTAATGCAAAATTACGAAATCATTCTGATATATGCAAAAGAATTAAGTTAAATATTCAAAAATACCAAAATATATTTGAATATATATTTGGCTATCTCGATATTTTTTAGTATCTTTGCAATAAGTTTTTTCCATAGCGTCTGTTAAAAAAGAATGCTATAGGATTCCTCTTTAGCCTGCTGGTGAGCGGGCTTTTTTTATGGGATTTATTTGGCAATTTGAAAATAATTCATTACCTTTGCAAACAAATCCCTTTAAAGTATAATCTTTATAGGATTTTAATTGGTTCAAGTCCTCGGTGTTGTGAAACACTGGGGACTTATATTTTTTACAGATTAACGGTGATACCTTTCTCATAACTCAGTCTTCTTACTTCATTAGTATAATACTTAATCATTTTCTCCAACTCATCGTCATCCCATTTCTTGATGGAATGTGCACGCTCTCGCAGGGTGGAAAATCGAGAAACACCAATCTTCTTTATCAGATTCTCCTGGTAGTATATAAGATGGTCTGACTTCACTCTGTTACACCCGATACATTCTGCATTGCAGTTATCTTCATCGAATCGGGTCGCCATATTGGAGCGTCCGAAGAAATGACCGCAATCAAGCTCTCTGTACGGCTTTATCTTTCCGCAGCTGATACATTGTCCCATACCGCTTGGCATGCAGTCTCTCAGACGTATATACAACGCAAACACCTTGTCTAGTCTCTTGACTAAATCCGGCTTACTCTTCTTTCTCTTTTTGGGAGCAGAAGGAGATTTCTTCTTTTTCTTATAAAATGGAAACATTTCTTTTGAATTTACATACAACATATTTATCCGTCATTTTCACAAAATCAATACATAAACGGCAAGCTAAACTTCCTACATAAATTGGTTCTTGTGTAAATACTCCCTTTCTGCAATGCGGACAGAGAGTTAAATACTCAGTTCCTAATGCGGAATCTCTTTGATTATATTCAATAATCTCATTTAAAACGCTCATCTTAGTACAACATTAGTTAATTGTGTTCCTCTGGAATATACCGCCCATTTTGTGGTTCCTGGAGGTCTGCTAATAAAGAGGTCTGCGACATTTCCGAACCGACTATAATTGCCCGACAAGTCAACTATCCACCCGTCCTTGCCTTCAAAAGGTCTGATGGCGCGGCCTACCATCTGGTAGTAGAGTCCGAGAGATTTCGTCGGGCGTGCCAAGACAACGGTGTCTAGGGCAGGGTAGTCGAATCCCGTAGTCAGTACACCAACGTTGGCAACAACCTTTATTTCTCTCCTCTTGAATCCTTCGAGAATGGCTTCACGCTCCTTTTTAGGCGTTTCTCCTGTAACGATAGCGGCATTGATCCTGAGTGATTGAAGCTTATCAACCAACTGCCTAGCCTCCTTTGTGAAAGCAGTAAATACAAGTACCCCCTTTCTAGGGATGCCGCTTTTAGGCTGCAGAACCTTGACTACTGTATTTGATAACTTATCATAGAATCCACAACGCTCGTACTCTGCTAGGAGACTTCTTTCATCATAATCTGCACCGGTGGAATTGCTTCTGACTCTTCTTAAATCCAATTCTGTCAAATCATAATAATGCAAGTCTGCAAGATAACCTTTGGAAAGCAGCTCTCCAATCTGACAACAATAGATGACCTTTGAAAATATTCTAGGTCTGACTCTTGTGAGGAACTTCAAGATGGAACCTCCTTCGGCACGATCAAGACGGTATGGTGTGGCTGTTAACCCAACAACCTGTCTGTTCTTCGCTTCTATGAACTGCTTGTATTGCCCTGACTTCGAGTTTACGTAATGACAATTATGAACGATTACCCCATCATCAAATGTGCGATGATTCTTATCATACCTTCCATTGCATATAATGTACGTATGGTCATTCTCTACTTCCATATTATACACATCTTTTTTCCCAAGATAAAGCTTTCTCATTAATACTGTACCGCCAAGACTATTGAAATTGGTATTCCATGTATATGAGCCAGCCTTGCTTCTATAGGCACTATGAAGTTTGTACGACATTGAAGGATGCACATATTGAGCTATTAATGAGCTGAGAACTCTAACTCCATTCTTTCTAATCCCTACATAGTTGTAGGTTTTATGTGTGGATGAACTTTTAGATTCTCTAGCCTCGCAATCAATACCCATTTCCCTTAGTTTATCTGCAAGTCGAGTTGTAAGTTCCAAAGATTCTGCTACGGCGCAGATTGTAGCGCCATTTTCTTCTTTTCCTAAACATCCGTCATCCATATAAAGAATAGCTAAAGATTTCGGATTAAGAGCGTCAATAGCAGCCTTCTTTGTACATTCTTCATCTTCTATTATCATACTATGAGAGTTGAAACGATAAATCGTCGTGCTCGAATATCCTTGCTTATCAACTTTTTGAATGTCTTTGATGTTCATAAGCAAAGCTTTCCATAAAAGGTAGTCTTTCTGCTTTTCACCTTGCACAAATCTTAAGCGATTGACATTCTTTGTCTTTCTAAGAGTATCTAAATTCCCATCTCCTAATAGACTACCATGAATAAAGTCAATTTGGTCGTCATTTGGGATAGGGAAAGAATAACCTCCATAATTATTCGTGCACAAAACCACACTTCCCTCTTTTAGCATGCCTATTGGCACAAAGCCATAAGGTGTAAGTACAGGATGATTGTCTGTAGCTTCGATAGTCTTCTTGCAGAACATGTATTTATATACATCTTTCTTTCCATTGCAGCGTATTTCTAGAATTTTGTTTTTGTTTACTTTCTTGCTAACGGCATTGTAAGAAAGAACTAATGGCAATCTTACTCCTCTTTTAAACTCTTTATATAAAGTGCCAATTTTTCTTTTCCCATTTTCCGTACTAACATATTGATCATGCGGGAAGCACTCATCAATTATGATGTTCTTGAAACAATCGAAATCCGACATATGATTCATTACGCTTCCGATGGTAGCAAAGGTTATTCTGTTTATATCCTTACACCCTACAGAGGCACTATAGCAACCGCAATCGAAGATACCATAGCTTTGCAGTTTGGCAAAGTTCTGCTGAAGAATTTCCTTACTAGGTTGAAATACTAACAGCGGCCCTTCCAGGCGAGAGGCGATATCTGCTATCACCAAGCTCTTTCCTGCACCCGTAGGCAGGATAACCAATCCGTTCTTGTCAGCCTTGCTAGTGAACAGCCTTACGGCTGCATCACTAGCTTGCTTTTGATAATTTCTAAGAGTGTACTTCATTACTCGCCGAATGGTAATTCATCATCGTCATCATCTGAAGACTGCTCTGGCTGAGCTTCTTCTTTTGGCTGCTCCTCTTCTGGGAACTCCAATCCGAAGACCTCTTTCATGCTCTCACGATTCTTGACCTCATTTGCCCAAATCTCAGAACGGTCCGGGATAGCATAAGCCTTTGCAAGTAAGAACTTCTCGGTATTTGCATCCCAATTATATACGAGATAGTAACCTGCCAATGCAATACAGAACACGTTCTTCGACTTAAGACGCATATCAACAGTTCCCTGGCGCACCTCAGCGGCGTACTTGGCTACTTCCATAAGGACAGAAGCATAAGCCTCTTCTGCATCCTTCTTCATCTTCTTGGCTTTTTCCAAAGCCTCCTCCAACTCCAGCTTGCGAGCTGGCACAACGTTCTCTTCGAGTGTGCAATACTCCTCTCTGATGTTCTTCTTCTCGAACTCATCGAGGAAACGTGTAACCAACTCATTGTCAGGGAAGGTCGCCGTGAAGTGCTTTCCGACAAACTTAAGGATGTCTGCCTTATTCTTCAAAGGCTTCTCTCCGCAAAGGTTCTCCTCGGTCAAAGCAAGGAAGTCCAACTCCATTGGGAACATGTCTTTTACACCTTCCTCCAATACAAACTCAATGTTCTCAGGAACATAATTTTTTAAATCTGATTTCATAATTATAAATACTTTTCATATAATGCTATCTGTTTCTGAGCTTCAAGCAAGGCTGCTTCTTCATTAGGTTCGGGTATATACAACCCTGCAACCATACTTGAATAGTTCCGAAACTTCTCAATAGCGTCTGTTAATTCTTTTGTGTCAAGGTCAGCCGTGCTTCTCCAATAAGTTACAGGCTGTCCTCTTCTGTTAGTTCTCTGCTTCGCAAAGATTTCTCTGTTCACTATCTGCTTGAAAATGTTATACTTCACATATTCTTCATCGTAGCCGAACTCTGATGCGAAATACTGAAGACAAACGTGCAGATAGCTGTTTTGGGCAAGGGAACGTGGACGGTGCTTTTTCTTCACCTCCACGATAAAACCCTTTCCGCTTTTCAAGGCATCCATGTAAAGACCATTGCAATAGTCCTTATAGTCTGCCCTGTCCTTGTCATTGTTGAGATTGAAAATCATAACTAGAATGGCAAGTCATCATCTTTGCCCGGCTGCGGTGCCGGTGACTGAGCACCTTGCGGCTGCGGTGGTGGAGGTGCTTGCTGCTGCGTCTGGGCGCCTCTCTGATACTTCTCTATCTTGTAACCCGAAATGGTATTGAAATACTTTACCGGGTCATTTGCACTCTTCTGATACTTGGTACCTTGAAGAGCAAAAGATATGGTAACAATCTCACCAACCGCAAAAGCCGCAGGATCATCCACGTGCTTTCCGCTGAACTCAAAACTTGGATAGTTCTCGTACACATCTCCGTAATTCGAATGTGTGCAGTTAAGAACCACAACTCTCTTTTTGAACGGCTCTCCGCCGCTCTTACTGGGTATTTCCTCGACATTGCCGATGAGCAATACCCTTCCTGTCATTGTATTAGCCATCTGATTCTGTTAATGGTAAATATGGTAATAATTCTCTCATTTCTACCCATTTGAGGAAGTCTCGCAATAGCGCGTGATTCTTGTCTTCCATACCTGGGTATCTGTAACAAGTGATTGCTGGCTCGTAAGGAGTAAGCTTAAGGCCTCTGACGTCACCCTTGTGCTTATCCTTATTGTAGCCCTCAAAGACAAACAAGTCAAAATGGAATACATCAGCTTCAAACAACTCTAGGTAAAGCTGCCATTGGCAACTGTCTATATAGTCTTTGTCTGATACCGGTCCGTACTTAGTCTTGATGTCTCTTATCTCTAGTCCGTCAATCATATCGGCACATCCCGTGATAACGGCATCGCCGAAATCCTTGTATTCACGAACCTCGTGAAAGGCGCCTGGATGCTCATTCCTATATTTCAAAGCAACCTTGCATTGAGGAATGTCAAGAATCGCTTCACCTTCATCAAAGACGAACCTTCTTCCTTTTGGAACGGGTTCAGTCTTATCTTTCTTATAATAGGTGAAATGACGAACACCTTCTGGCTCCTTGAAGCAATGGGGACTGCCAGTCTCCACGATGGAGTGAAAGGCAGTTCCTATTCTTGTATAATCGTTACCCTCGAACTTCTTGGTGATATTATCTATGACGTCCTGCTCTGTAACGTAAGCATATTCGCCAGACATATATCGTCTGAAGCTCTCTAACTGGGTAACTCTAATCAAAGGCTTCATCATGCTGCATCCTCGTGCTTGACGAACTTCTTGCCCTTCTTGTCAAAGTCAATGCCCTTGGCAGCAAGCTCCTTGATCATCTGATTCATAAATGCCTTCTGGTGAATCTTATTCAGTCCGTGAGCAACCTCTATGAGCGCATTTGCATCATCTACGGTCTCTACGGCCGCAAGCTTCTTGCGAGCATCATCAACAGCTTCCTGCGCCTTTGCCTGAGCGTCTGACTTATTCACGATGGCTTTCTTCACCTTCTTGATGATGTCTGCCATGCAAGTGTCAAACTCCTCTGTTCCGTAAGCTGGAATCCAAGTGTCCTGCAGGTCTGCAACATTCTTACCAACACGATTGTCCTGCGGCTCAAACTTGATGACACGATTGCCGTTCTCCTTGCAGATGTAACCTACCTGGTCCGCAATACGGATGAGCAAGTCCTTGCTCTGTCCTGTACAGTCTGGAGAATGCTTGATGTAGTCTCCCTCCTGCGTCTCCTTGTCGTGGCAGATGAAGATGATGTCTGAATTGTTTGAACGGAGAATGCCGACAAACTGCTTGAACAATTCTCCCATCACGCCATATCGCTTCAATGAGTTAGTTCCCAGCTTAGGGTCTTGCTGAATAGCAAAAGCGTTGAGATAGTCATCGAGCATAGCCTTGGCAGTATCTACTACGATGGTCTTACACTCACTGATCAGACCTGGCTTCCAAACCTGCTTGCCATCCTCAACAACATAGGAACCGATAACCTCTGCGTTATAGATGTCCTCCCAGCGTGAAGCCGTGACAACAATGTCTGGGCGCTGGACGGCACGGTCAAAGCCGCGGTCGGTGTCGATGAGTAAAGGACTGTTGGCTGTAGTAGCCAAAGATGTCTTACCGGTACCTGGAGTACCATAGAGTACGATAATCACTGGACGCTCTGTAACAACGTCATTCTTTCTAATAATTGGCATAATCTAATAT